GGAATTAGATAGTCTTTCTTTTTTTGAAGCTCCTGTTGCTTCATTTGAAGCATGGCAGCTTGTTCTTGAAGAGCCTCCGGATTGACTTGTGATGGTGCATTGGGATCTTGTTGACTTGCCTGCTGTAGCATTTGCAACTGCTGATTAATCTGCTGTAACTGAATATCAACGGAAAAAGAAGCTATATGTGTCGTAAACCAATCGTACATCATTTCGCTTTTCTTTTGCTCCTTCTTTCTAATACCATCACTATCTGTCATGGCCACAGTAAATCTAAATGGTCGCTTAAGCTCTTCACCTAATAAAACATTAACTTTATTGGGTATTTTATTATACGGTTGGATCTCCTCTTTGTATTGACCTACCTCGATACCCATACGATTACAGTCATGGTAAAAATCCTTTTGATTGAGGATGTTATTATAAAGACGGTAGTTCCATAGCTGCCTTTCCTTAATTTTGCTCTGATGACTGTGAAACTGTTGGATATAATCCAGCACACCTTTGCCCCAAGCATTGTTATTCTCGGTCTTTTCTTTGTAGGAAAGTCTTTGAATTGGGAATTTAAACATATTGGTTCTTTTTTTTGCTTGCTTTTTTTGCTTGCTTTTCTTGTTATTGCTTGGCTTTCATAAGAGAACTACTGCGATTAAATATCTTAGAGTTGTTAGAAATAAAGTCCATATTGATGCTATTGTTGCTAAGCAACTTAATTTCAGTTTTTTTGCTATCATCTTCTAGTTGAAGTATGCAGCCTATTAGTCCATGGACAGCATCAAAGTTGCCGTCTAGGCTATATGAAATCAATTCTTGTATTATCCGTCTGTCAGTAATTTTATCGAGATTGCGAATCTTTTTGTATTCATCAAATTCTTCTGTCTTGTTCTCTTGGTAAAATTCGATAATCTTTTTTTTCCCGTATTTACCATAGGTAACTTGTTGAATTCTAGTTCTCTCTACGCCCCTCTCTTCTAATAACCAAGTATTTAGATATTGCAAGGCCTCCATCTTTATTTTCTGATTACTTAACGGATAGCCATACTCTATGTTGGGCTTTCCTGTTTCGTCTCGATTAGACATAATTCCCGGCTTTCTATACAATAAATCAAGCCTTTTCTTTTTCTCAAAAAAGTCTTTAACATTGCCTACATTGTTCTCAAACATGATTTTAGCATTATAGAACAATGCTAATTTATAGAGAATTTCATTAACTTTATCTCTACCACCAAAGGGTCTTCCGTAATAAACAGCTACAATTTCATCGTGACCAAACTTGTGAGCATACTTTTTATTCTTCATAACGACAATACTAGCCAACGAGCCTTTTTCCGCATCTGTTCTATAAGGGTCGTGACCTATTACATACATGTCCGATGGCACTTGCCGGATTGTAAGCGTTTTGCCAGAATTAGTAGTAATATCCACATCTTGCTCTATAGGCGTTTCGTACATTACAACACAACCTTCCGTACTATTTCCATCAGGCCAAGGATAATTATCTATCGCATCACCATTTTCTCCGAGCAGCTCGAAGCCTACCCCATTAGGGGTATCTGGCTGATAGTGCAATGAAATGCGTTTAGCAAGCAAGTCCCTTATACCACTTTTTTCTAACTCAGTCAGTCTTTGCCTTAGTTCATAAACAGGAAAAATATTGCCATCAGGACGCAAGAATACTTCACTAGGAGTTCGTGCCTGATAAGCTAATTCTTTCTCGTAAGTGGATTTATCGCTATTTTTTCTTTTCTTTTCCAGAAAGTCATCTAATCGCTTTTTCGCTTCTTTTTCATAAATATAGCCATTCGGATCTCTTAGCGTATTAAATCCATACCACGAAGGGATAAAATAACATATCTTACCACGTTGTTCCCATTCGTCGTTAAATGTTAACATATCGAATAATTCTGGATGATAAAATATATACTCTATGTCGGTCGAATGAGCATTTCCGCCAGTGCCGCATGCAAATAATACACCAAATTTACCGTCTACGTCTGTTCTCATGTTATTGGTCAAATCCCCATAAGACTCTCTAATATTACGAAAGTGACCAGCCTCCTCAAATACAATTAGATTATTTCTGTCGCCCTGAGCAGCGGAAGAATTGTCCATAAATGATACATTTCTTATTCTACTTGGCGTAGGTGTATCCATCCATTCACCGCCTACTTTCTTCTTAGAAGAAGCAACTATCTCCGTCTTGGGATTTCCCTTAAACTTCCTATTTAATGGACTGGGATAATTCTTCTCTCCTATCATATAGGAACCGGGAAGCTTATTTAACCCCTCCATAACCTTATTCATGGTTTCCGTAGTCTTCTGACTATCACCAGCTCCTAATATAACACTCGTCTTGGTTTCTTTATTCAGATATTTTAATTTAAGATCGTCAGACATAAATCTATTGATAGGAGGAATGCCGTCGAATAACCACTCGTGAAGCGTAATAGAAGATATAATGTAACTATTGTGAGTTGGAACATAATTTTCTGTTAGAAACATTCCGCTAGGGTGATCTACTTGAATGCAAATAGCAGATTGCGCTGGCTGTGCGCTTATTGATTTAATGTAACTAAACTTCATGTCAAAGTTAGTTAGCGTTCTAGTCTTTGCTTCATGTAGTAGCTTCTTTCTTGTTAGCCTGAATATTGGCTGATTGGTCCATATGCTAAAAATATACACTTCTTTAGTGTACTTCCTTTCTTTCGTTCCCGGAATAGTATAATAACCCAGCCTTTGGTTTATGCGATGTTTGATGCCTAAACTTTGAAGTAATCTTTTTACACCATCTCTCAGCTCGACCGAAGTGGTTGTATAGGTAACTGTCCTGCCTTTTGTGCTAATTCCGCCATCCGTATCCATTAGTCCTTGAAGCAAACTTCTTCTTTGTTTTATAGAAGAAATTAGATATTCCTCAGGTATGTGCTTATTTCCCTTTAGAGACATTTCGGCAAGTTTCTTGGAAATGGTATTAGGCCTGTAATTTTCTTTATCCTTAGAGACAAAGCGAACGTTGTATGACCTTCCGGGATTAGCCGTTATCCATGTAATAAGATTGTGCTTCTTTCCGTATTTTCTGCAATAGTCAGCTATTTCATGGTCCATAGTAGTTATAGTCGTATTTGCGCTTGTGCCATCTCCTAGCCATAGACCTAGCCAATAAGGATCTATCGGTAATTCTTTATAATCGTATTCAATAGGCTCAGTTAGCCTTATGTACATCTTATGCTTATTGAGCTTTACCGGATCCGTAGTTGTTATGTATTCAATAATTTCGTCTGTAGTTTTTAAGCTAGGCGACAATTCTTTTTTCTTTTCCCACAGCTCCCATACGTGATTGTCAGCACTGCTTACTTTTCTTCCGTCGCTTAGATGAAAGTCCCATACGGGTTGATTTTTGAATTTATTCGTAGCGATAACTTTAACTGGTAGTCCATTCGGAGAAATTACATAGTCGCCGGGCATAATATGCTTAATAGCTTTCATGGCGCCATCAGCCATAGGAATTATAGTATCATCAGGTAGCGCCTTTCCAATACCACGTCCACTCATTAAAAGAAAATTCTTAGCACTATTATAATATAGCGGAACTCCTAAGTTTTTGACATGTGTTTTTCTTAAGTATTCTCTTGCTGGAATATATTTTTTCCACTCTTGAAACTGCTCATTCCATGCGTGCTTAGCTCTTTCTTTTAAAATAGCTAATTCTATAACCCCGAGACTATCAATATTCTCTATATCTCTAAAGCAAGTGAAATACTCGTCTTCATCGAATCCAGAAAATCCCTTGCATTCTTCATAGTGAGAAAACACCTCCCATTCTACATCTCTAATCTTAGGGGGTGCAGTTACCTTTTGATGACTGCCATCTAGATTTTGAAGTATATTAAAAAAGTTCTGATAAAAATAAAGTCGCGGAGACATCCATGTCCCCGCGACCCATTTACCAGCAATAGAATATCCAATCTGCTCTTTCCAGTAAGTCTTATAATCATAAGACTTAGGATGAAGTATTGGTATTTCTGTCTTAAATGCTGATGTTAAAACCATGATTATTCATTAGATTAGTCTTTTCTAGTCTTTTTTCTTAGTATTCTTGACCACTCATTTGCTTCGTAAGATCCATTTCAGCATCAGTATAATTAGAAGACATATCAACAGGAGAGAGCACAATAGCCTCGCACATCAAAATACTGCTAGCTACACTGACTGCGGTTTCTAGGGCAGATAAAGACACTCCCAAAGGGTCTAATATTGTAGGATAAGTAAATGAACTTTTATTTGTATAGTCAGCAAACTCTTTAGAAGATTTGGTTATGGCTTTTGTTTTATCAATCCCCATGGGATCCTCTCTGGTAGGAAAGATTAGAGTCACAGGTGGATTCCCCTCTAAGACTACCACTCCGTTCTCTAGCCGATAACTATCAGCATATTGAAGCGTCTTGCGATAATCTGCTATATTGAGACCTGCGTTAAAAAAGATAGTCTTTGCTACTTCGTATAATCCTTTGTTAATAATAGTAGCGCCAAAGTCTTTTTCTTCTTCTTTGATGCGCGACAGAAAATAGGTTAATCCGCCACCCGCGACGACTCCGCTTTCTAGTGCTACCGCAGCAGCTCTAATAGCATCATCGTATCTATCTTTTTTCTCCTTAACATCTAGTTCGGTATAACCGCCTACATAAATGGTAGCAATTTTACCTAATAGCTTAGATAATCTTAGTTTAGTGGCAGTCTTCTCCCACTCTAAAACATTTGGATTATTGATCGTATTCTTAGC